CTATTGCTTGTTTCATCAAATAAATATCATGTGCAGCCTCATATTTTGCAAAATGTGCTTGGGCTCGGCGCTGTCCTTCCCTTTTCTGATACTCATCACGAACTCCCAAGGTTTTGTGATACTGGTCTGCTCTTGCCCTATCATTTGCAGCCGCTTGTTCACTCAGCGCACTATACAGAATCGGAGCCACTAACATTGGGATTCCCGTCATTGGACTAGCGACTGCCAGTGCAAGATTTGCCGCAAATATAGCAGCGTTTTGTGGCGTGTCTGTTAATCCATAAGCGTCAGATCGTGCATCACCACCCCGTAGTTTCCTATGTCTGGGCATATCTATTTGAGCTTTTTAATATAATCCTAACATTGCAGTAAGCTCCCTCTCTAACTTAGACATGCGACTTTTACCAGATCCAGAGAAAGTGCCACGTCTCGGCGGTTTTGAAGGTCCAGTTGGTGCGGGGGGTGGTCTAGAGGGTGCAACTGGCGCAGATGGCGGCAGTGTTGGAACGGGACGGTAATCGTCGTATTGAAATGGGGGCTGTGTTGGTCTGGTAACAGTCCCCGGGCGTGGTGGAACTTGTGGTGCGGGAGGGGTAGGGGGCACTATTGGCTGATGGGGAGTTCTGGGTGGTGGTGGCGGAGGTGGAGCAACTGGAAGCATGGTCGGTGGATTTAATGATTCTTGTAAGTCCATCATATCCATTATAGCCTTCAACTGTTCAGCTTCGAGATCCTCTCTGAGTTTCTGTAGTTCAGCAGCATTCTGACCAGTCATTTGCTCATACGCCGCTGCTGCTGCTGCTGCTTCTTTTATCCTTTCCTCTGCCTCTTTTGCCCTTACTTTCGCTTCATTTATTGCCGCCAGTGTCTGCGCTTCAAACAGTGCCAGTTGCTCGTTTGCCAATCTCTCTTGTTCTGCTGCATCTGCTGCAGCTTTTTTCCCTTGATTTATTTGGTCAACAACTTGCCAAATGGGAACACCAATCGATGCTGCTGTTCCTACTCCTACTATGTATGGAGAGGCTTTGGAATATAGACTTGAAGCTCTGCTCAATAGACTTGTATTTGTCGCTGCAGTTGATGCGGCTTTAGCTGCAGATGCGGCTGCGGATGTTGCTTTTGCAGCAGCGGCTGCATTATAGGGAACGATTGCTAAAGATGAAGCTGCTTTGGATGCAGCCGCTGCTTTAGATGCCGCTGCAGCTGCTGCCGCTGCACGGGTAGCCGCTGATCCGGTAGTTGCAGCCTTTGATAAACCAGATAGAAACCCTAAACTAATACCTCCTTTCATTCCGGAACCATGATCTCTTTCACGAATACATTCCTCCAGATCGTTCAAAAACTTAACTTCTTTCTTACCTAAACCTTTGCGACGTGGCATTCTATTATACAAAATGAAAATATATTAATCGTGCCGCTCGTTCGTTTCTGGGTCTGGTTCTTTCTTAAGAGAATAGGTGATTTTCAGATTATGTTCTTCCTTTAATACGTCTATTATTTCAGCCAGTTCCTTGGCTTCTGAATAAAGGGGGATTTCAAATATAACCACATTCTTATAGCGTGTAACATTTATGTTACGAACATGTGATGATATTAGATGGGTACATCCCGTCAATACCGATGATATTATTTTGTAGGACATCTATTTACTTCTACGATTTCTATTTTTAATATAATCCGTTCTCCTTAACATACTTTGAAGCCATCGGGAGGGTTAACCCTTGTTCTTTCATCACCTTGCGCACGATAGCAGCCCGAGAACTTCTACGATCCGGCTTCTGTGCGGGTGGTTCGATTCTCTCAGTCCTCCCACCAAACCGTTTTGGATTTTTAGATCTTAACATCGCCATAATCTCAGACATAGGTCTCCTCTCAGCCTTCCCACCTTGCTTCCTACGCCCCAGACTTCCTTCAATGTATCGGTAGGGGATATTTCCCGTTCTCAGATACATATCGGTTTCTGCTGCGGTGAGACCCGGAGGTATGCCGTCAACACCGGGTCCAACGATTCCACCGGGTCCACCGTCGCCACCGTCGCCGTCGCCGGGTCCGGGTCCATCCACATCATCATTATAGAACCCAGTATCACCACTCCTATTTTTTGCCTCATTTGCAAAATAATCAGCAAGAGCACCAATCGCTACACCGGCAGCTAATGCTGCCGCTACTCTTGCCGGGGTTATACCCATAGCCGCAAGACGTGAAGCCATAGTTCTGCCCGGAGCAGTGGCACCAAGACGGTATGCAGCCTCTGCGGGATTATAGGGTTTAATCGTTCCGGGTGTGCGTAGTGCTAAGGCTCTGCTGGAAGGACTACTCAGAGCAGCCAGACGGGCAGCTATAGATTTACTTGCAGCCGTTGCGCTGTAGGGGACTACCTCAGATACACCACGTAGTGCTAACGTCCCCCTTGCAGCTGCAGCATTTGTTGCGGCTGCTTGTGCTGCCCTTGCTGCAGCAGAAGCCCTTGCACCAATACCCAGAGCGCCAAGAGCAGAAGAATACCAAGCACCGCCGTGCATCTCCTCGTCGGAAGAGGACTCCATACAGCGCTCACAGCCTCGGCAGTTTTTACCACAACCACGTCTAGCGCCTCCCCTAAACTGGGAAAGACCCATTGACGGAACACCACCGCCACCCACAATCCCAGCACCATGAAAAGCACCACCATGCATCTCTTCACGATCCATCTGTTTCTGCATTGCCCTCATATCTGCTAAAGCAAGTCGTGCTGCCCTTGCCATTATATATCTATTCTACATATTTTATTCGGGACATATAGAAATATGGATGGTCAGCTGTTTTTTGATCAACTCTATCCAATAACTGGCGGAGTCACCATATCTAAATCGAAGTTTGTCGATGAACACAAAAAACTTCTACATATTCTTAAACGTGGAACCAAGAAACAGAGATTGAATGAAGCAAAGGACCAAGCAAAAGAACTTGCTGCGATTATGAAGGGGAGTGGGGTAAGTTGTAGCAGCCATAGCGCCGTTCATCCCGATTCACGTGAAGCCCATGTTACACAGCTAACGGATGCAATCTATTATCTATTTACTACGTTCGGTGTAAATGATGATCCAGCAAACGATGAAAACTGGAGAAATGGGATGATTCCTATTATGCAATATGCAGAACAACACGGATTCACAAATGAAGATATGGCAGATATGATTGTAAGCATTGGGGAAGTATGGAGACAAGAGGAAGAAGACGAAGAAGAGAAGGAAGATCCGGGTGTTGATTAAAAAACACATATATGTAGATGCAGTTAGAATCTATCACAGAATCCCCCTCCCGCACGAAAAAACTCAAAGCAGTCTTCCGTCTTGATACTGGTCGGACCAAATCAATTCATTTCGGCGCAAAGGGCTATGACGACTTTACGATACATCGTGATAAATATCGTAAAGACAACTATATTAAGCGCCATGCAGCCCGTGAGGACTTCAACAACCCCCTTACTGCGGGGGCTCTTAGCCGATGGATTCTCTGGAATAAACCAACACTAGAGGCTTCTATTCGGGACTTTTGTCGCCGGTTTGATCTGTGATTCTCACAAGCTTATCAGATGGGATAAAATAGCAGTGCTGGGGGTTGTTGTGGAAGTCAGTCCTATCACCCCTACTAAAATCACTGTGTTCAAAGGTATCAAATAGCTCCTTAGAGTACTTGATTCCAAACAGCCCATCAATATACTTGAACACAAACCAATAGGTACGGCTGGGATTATTCTCCGCTATCTGTACCTTGTTAGCGCCAATGATTGCCGTAGGATACTGATTGTGCTGGATTCTGCGGGTCTTAAGATCTATGTGCATCACATTATTCGATTTTGCCTCCTCATTGTCATAATCAAATACTGCGTAGCCTCCTCGGCGTGTTAGGGGGGTCTTAAAGAAGCTCTCGAGGATCGGCATGGTTGGGATTTCTTTTGCCGTTCCAAACTGGTAGTCGTTTGCAAAGGTTGCCATTCTACATGTAGAATAGATAATCTTGGGCGGGGAATAAACTCATGCCGGGGGATTATTACCCGGGGGACCCACAGATGCTTTGATCTCCGCAATCGGCACTGTAGGCTGCTCACAGACATAAAACCAAAGCTGTCCTATCTTCTGTTGTAACTTCCATAGAGTGTCTTTGTAAATCAGATGATAGGCTTCCTTTACTTCACCCGTGGACTGCTCCCACTTCGACTTACTGAAATCAACATCATACATAATCATGGAGATTCCATTCATAATACCTCGTACTTCGTTAGTATCCATTCTAAACTACTTCTGAGAATAAACTTAAGTATGAATAATCTTACTACCGGGGTTCTTTACCGGGGTTAAATACTTTAGAAAAATCATTATCTAAAGTATATATGGAAGCCCCCGGCGCACCTTCAGATTCAACGGTCGTCATGAAAAAGACAAAGACTGCAAGAAAACCAAAAAAGGAGAAGATAGTTCCAGTATTTAAGATCGTTCATCAACCAACCATCGTTGTATTTAAATGATTACTTGACGCTTGAATATGTTTGACTTTTTAACATTCTATATATACAAGATTGATTCATACCTAATCTCTCAGATATTTTTGATGCCGATATCATTCCAGTAGCATATTCCTCACGCAACTCTTTAACTTGGGCGTTTGTTAGTTTTGATTGTCCGTTGTCTTCTCCCTTTGGTGATTTGCCCCTTCCTTTTACTTTCATATCATTCATATTATCTTGCTGAGTGCCCTCCAATAGATGTGCTGGATTAACACAAGAAGGATTATCACAAGTGTGCATCAGAATACCAGTCGGATATGATTCATGTTCGTAAAACCACGCTACTCTATGCGCCAATCTCATCTTGTCTGCTTTGAATAATCCATACCCTCCTTTCAATTTATTAGCAGTCCAAAGCCAACAAGTCTCTGTCTTGTTGACTTTGGATTGAAAGCGTAGTTTCTGTATTTCTAACGGGTAGTTCATTATGCTTCGTCTATATATCTAATAGATGAACTGTGTTTAAGTCGTAGCATTACCCCTTTGGCACGTTATATGTATTCTGCTGCTCATCGACACTGTGTCCCATCGCTTGAGCATCTGCAGCCATTTCCTCTTTGACTTCTCCGAACTTATCAGTTATAAAAATATGTCTGAGCATCGAGGATCCTACCTTCTTACCAAACACCTTGTTCAAAATGCGGGTGATGCTGTTCACTGCAACCAGAGGCTCACCCTTAGGGGAAATCAGAAAGGGCACTGGTAGCTTACCCTTGAACTCCTTGTATAGCACATGATGCTTGAGGTAGGCGACAAGGATATCCATCAGCTCAGCCGGGATGGGGACTTTCTGGATTCCATATTTCTTAGCCGTCTTGTACTTGTTGAAAATGAATTGCTCACCAGTCAGATCCAGATAGTTGAACTCGGGGGATAGGTCGCTGGTCCACTTCTTGATGACCTTCATGTCCAGATAGTCTTGGTTGCGCCGGGGAGGAATACAGACATATAAACTTAACACCATACTCTGCAGTAAATGCTCAGCCTCTTGAGGAGTCAGCGACTTCTTAGAAGACAGTTCTGCCAGTTTCTTGCGCTGCTCAGCGCTCTTCTCAATAACCTCCTTCCAGTCCACCCAGTTCTCCTTCTGCTTTTCGGTCTTCTCACCAGTCTCATTTGCCTTCACCTCCTTCACCTTAGCCATCATCGCAGTGTAGTAGTGCTTGTATACGCCCTTGTAGGCTGTCTTATCTGCAAAAAGACTCAGAACTGATACAATAGCGCCCAGAATACTCTTCTGGGTCGTCTCAGCATACTTGGCAATCTTTGCATCAATGTCTTCCTTCTTCCTCAGAAAGGACAGCGTCTTGAATGGGGTCTTGTTGTTCAGAGTTAGTAGGGTTCGGATATAAGAGTCTGCCGTAGTGTCAGCAACTCCCTTCTTCTCCTTCATCAACTTTATCAGCTGGGTAATGAACTCGGAGGACATCTTATTTATATTAAGAATGAAGATTATTATTTAAATCTTCTCCGCACAACCCAGTAGCAAAAAACGGGGTGTGTAGTGCAGCTACACTCCAAATGAACGGACACTACATTTTATCCAGCATCACTTGTTAGTATCATAAACCTCTCAACATCCTTTCAGTTTATGATAGGATGTAGAGAATGTATGACTCTTTCAAACTCATGCAGCCTTGGGGCTCTACTACCCTTTTTACCCCCCTCAAAACCCAGTAGCAAAATCGGGGGTCTCTCTGCTGAGTTCGGGGTTTCCTCTTACACACCTACACTATATATTATTACATGATATAAATAATAAGAAAAGAAGAAAAGAGAGTCATAAGATGACGTGTAAGGTAAAGTGTACGATAGCCCAAAAAGTAAAGAACACCCAGCATTTTCCTACCCCCTCTTACACTCTCTGGAGTTCATAAGAAATCCCTACCAGTATTAGAATGGAGATAGCTAGTAAGTCGTTTCCAGAGAACTATTCACGATCAGTCCTTGCAGTGTTAGAGTCTATGTCAATGACTAACTTGCAGAAGATGTACATTGTGGGTTCCTCCAGTATTAGGAGCCAACAATATTCAGCGGATTATGATGCTATGGAGAAAGTTTCAGTATCCTCTGCAAAGGAAGTTGTCAAACAGCTTCAGTCTATCATTAAGCAGTTAAGAGTGCTTCCCGACTGTTTCATAGGTGATATAAAATGTGGTGAGGTTGCTGAATGGGATCCATTCTCACTCAATGCACATGTAAATATGGATACTGAGAGGATTGTAGGGTTTAATATAAAACAGAGCCAAAGTGTTATCGATTCTCTGAACTCAGCTAACGTGATAAGTCCGAATGAGTCAAAGGGAGCGCTGAAACTCCTCGAACGTGCCACAACTCCTATGGCTTGCCTAACAGCCAAGAAGGAAATCCGTTATCATATCCTACGGTGGAAACCTTACCAAATCTTAGAAGGACGGCAATCATATCGTGGGAGAACCTTCACTCTGGAGAATGCAGTCATGTCTGGAGGGCTGATTAAGATTGACTTAGTCGCAAATATTAACAACCGATTCACAGAGTTCTCAGTAATCTATAATGTATATATGGATGGAAAGCTGATCACAAAAAAACCCCTCAATCTCCTCAACTCCCTAAAAGAAGATGTGATGTATTATGGGAATCTCAACCCATTTAAAGGAATGAAACGCATGTTTGCCCTTGCAAAAGCCGAAAAAAATGAACGGGCGGTTACTCATTTGGTCCCCTTGCTGAACTCAGATCTGGGTCGTTTGTATCAGATAATAAGCGACCTTTCAGTAATCCATGAGCTGTTAGAGCGCCCCAAGAAACCGATTAAGGAAATCCGGTATCAGCTGGATGAAATGAAAGCCCGTATGGGGAATCTGTACCAGTTGCGAGATTTTCTAAAGGCTGAGCATGATATCATCGGGCAGATAGAGAGTGCACTGAAGAAGCAGAATCCTAAGGCGGATATTTATAAGCTGATGGTTCTTCTGCAGCACATCTTAAATGAAGAGACTCTTAAACATCTGGGGGCGCTACGTAAGAAACAAGACTAAGAATGGAAGAAATGACAAAATCCCGGTAATAATCTCAAAGCATGAGCGGTAAAGAAACCTCGAAACCCCCCCCAATCATTTACATTTACCACCGATTATATGGGAGTTTTGTAAGTGTTTCGCACTTTATTAAAAAATATTCCCCGACTGTAGAAATGCCCTCCCTCTCTTTTGAGCAAACCAAGGACTCGAGACCGGTTGCAATCGTTCGTGGCGGAGAAGAGGAAGGTAAAGTCCTCTTCTTGCATGAGGGTGATGTGAAGGGAAATCGCAAGAATCAGTCCATCAACCCCAATAACTACTCAACTGAGCTGCGAACTCTGAAGCCCGTTGAGCGTGTGAAGCTCATTGCCCGTCTGGAGGAAGCCCGTGATAAGGGTCTGGATGTAGATCAGTTAATCGGAGAAACTGCAATAGGTAAGCAGCTGTATGAGCGAATCATTGCTGATGAGACATCGTCGAAAGATGTCGCATTAGAAAGTGGATCCTTTGAGCTGCTTCCATCTGCAGATCCCAAGAAGAGGGATGTATTTTATATTGCTGGTGCTTCTGGGTCTGGTAAGTCGTACATTGCCAAAGGACTGGGTGAGTATTATCAGAAGCTGTTCCCGGAGAGGTCAGTGTATCTGATTAGCAAACTGGCGGAGGACTCTGGAACTCTGGACAAGATGAAACCCCCCGCCAAGCGCATCAATATCCAGAGCTTAGTAGATGATTTCCCAGATCTGGATGAGTTTAAGAACTGCATGGTCATCTTTGATGATTATGACACTTTTACTGGGGCAGCCGAAAAAGTTGTCCATAAGCTAATAGATGACCTTGCTACAATGGGTCGCCACACTGGCACAACTATGCTCTGCCTTTCTCACTACCTCACAAACTACAAAAAGACCCGACTTCTCCTCAACGAAGCAACCCATCTTGTCCTCTACCCCATGGCAACCAGCTTCCACGCCCTCTCCTATCTCCTCAAGACGCATGTCGGAATGTCAAAGGATGATGTCAGAGATATCCGAAAGTTAGGTCGCTGGGTGTGTGTGCAAAAAAACTACCCTCAGATCCTTATTTCTGCTCATCAAGCACGGATGTTAATAAGAGATTAGGTCTCTTCCTCCTCTTCTATCGGCTCATCAAGCGAGGATGGCAAGAGATTAGGGCGACACTGTTGACAAAACGCTGTGCGAATACCCTTAATAAAGGCTGCAGAACCTTCATCCCCGAGACACGTCGATAGTTCAGAAAGGATATCGTTAGACCAGAACGATAGGGGCAAACACTCCCCCCTTACTTTATTTTCAATATATCCATTCAGCCATCTCATATCAGATAACCCCAGCGCAACCCCCTTTATCTTCAAGATTTTTTTTGTAGTACCAACAGAAATCTTGTATTTTTCTTTGGGTGGTGCATCTGCCTTCTTTACTTTCTGATCTTTTGTTAAAGGGCTGGAATACATTATCTATCTACTATAGATGTCCTTTCCTTCTGGAGTTTTGCGCTATGCTGGTAACTGGGTAAGCACTGACACATATTTATATGGAATGATAGTTATAGGTTCCGATGGAGTAGGTTATGGCTGTGGAGCAGAATCCGACAGTGGAACCGACCCTATCGTGCAGCCATCCTTGGTGTGGTTTACCTATCCTTCTTCTGGTGGAGGGGCGGGGGTTAGTTCGTTGGAAACTCTGACTGGTGCGATTACTCTGTCATCTTCCACAGCTACTTTTGCAAACGTGGGTCAAGATATTCAGATGACGATTACTTACCCAGTTGCTCCCGTTGATAGTGTGAATGGATTGACGGGTGCTCTTATTCTACAAAGTCCAGATGGTTCTATTACGATTACTCCAAGTGGAACAACAATAGATTTACAAGCGGGAGCGCCTTCGTTTGATTTTGAGGGCATTCAGAATAAACTTGGTATTATCCCAGTACTTCCACACACAACTGATATAGTGGAACTGGCGGCGAATAATGATTTGACACCACCAACGGCGATTGTTCCAGATGCAACAGCACCGACTTCTTCAACAACACCCACTGGCACGGCATGTTGGTTATACACGAAGCCAAATACAAACGCTGGGTTCAACTGGTATATGTATAACCCACGATTTGGTAGCCCAGCAGCACCTTTGCCATACAAAAAATATAGTTCTAATCCCGCACAAGAACGGATACAAAGTGTATGGGCGCTCGTTCAACCAGCAGTTAATACAAATATTTATACGGCTGGAGTTATAGCACTCAATCTCTATTCGTTTGATGATGCTAATCCACCAACATCATCTTTTTATAATACACGGTGGGCTTATTCAAATAGTCAAGGGCAGAACAGCGGACAGACTGGAGTGAATCTCTATGCCGGTTATACTTATTTATTGTACGCATATGATGCTCCACGTATTACAAATACAACGGGAGTAGGACAACCAGATATACAAGACTGGGGTCTGCGAGACCCTTACGATATTTATACAGACGTTCATCATATTCCTCTTCAGAACTGCGTTCTTGCGTTCAATCCTTGGACTGATGGAACGAACTATCAAACTTGGACGACTACTACCGCATTCACAACGGGTCAGACGTGTATCTTTTCTGGCTTTGGACTAGGTGGAACTGGTAATGGCATCTTCTACACGGCAGTCCAGAACTCTACAAATCAACCTCCCGTTTCTACTACTGGTGTGCCGAATACTGCATACTGGACGGCTATTTCTCCACAGCCGTCTGCATACGCTTCTCAACCTATCCTTTCCATGAATGTGAACGGTATAAATGGAACAACAGCGGGCTGGACGGCTGGACCTCTTTTGCGGGTGTTATCGATGGGGTACTCAACTGGTAACACTCCCTTTGTTCAAACAAGTGGCGTTCGTTATGTTCTTAACTAAAAATATCCTTATTATAGATGTCCTTTCCTACTGGAGTTTTGCGCTATGCTGGTAACTGGGTGAGTACTGAAACATATATATATGGTATGTTTGTTATAGCCTCTGATGCTAATGCCTATGGCTGTGGTGCAGTTTCCGATACTGGGACAGACCCTATAGTGCAACCTTCTGTTGTATGGTTCCCCTATCCCTCTTCCGGGGGGGGGTCACCTAGTACATGGTCTGATTACCCAGCTGTTGCGGATCTGGTCATGGGGAGTTACAAGATAGTAAACAGCGCAACGGGCGGCGATGATAGAAACACTATTAATCTGGCGGGAAGTTTGGATGGTGGAACTATATATATAACAGCACGAGATACAGCAACGAGTAGAATCGTACTAAATCCGGCTTCCAGTGGGATAGTAGAGATAGGAGACGATACAGTCGGCTCTGGTCTAGCGGTAAATGTTATCAAAAATCTAGACACTGTCTTCGGCACAGCTAACCAGCAGTTAATCTCTGATGGGTCAAAGATTCAGTGGGTGGATCCTATTCTTGTTAATAATCTACAGAATGTAACAACAACACCAGTAGTGGCTGTTGGTGCACAAATATTGGAATCAGTAGTGAATCCTACTATCGTTGGTGGTAGTGCAGTTGTTACAGTTTCGTTGAACTATCAATCAACACTGGCTGGGTTTAATGACCTATCCATAGACCTAAAATATATTTATGATGGAATATCGTCAAGTGTATTAGATAATGCAACTGTAACGAGTACGGGATTATCAAACAAAGCAAGTTGCGTTCTCACTGGGTTGATTGTAGGGATACCAAGTGGAACCCCGTTAACTGTGACATTAATAGCAACAGCTAATAATGGTCAGTTCTCCGTTATTCGGGCTAGTATGGTTGTAATGTATAATATGGCTCCTCAGCCCTAAGAATCTGCAACTCTAACTACAACAGTGTTCTGGCGCTCTATGGTTGGAGGACTGGGTTGCGTCTTATCCACATCAAAGGATACTTCAAGTTTTCTCCCACAGCACATAGATTTTACACGAGTGTGGTTTATCACAGATAATATAGCTCCACCAACACTAACAGCAACTCCTATCACAGCTAATACAGAAGTAGTTTCAGAATCCATTCTATAATATAACAGAATATTATAGAATGACTTCTTTGCCAGATGATGTTGAGAAAGAAGCAGAGGAATATACCTTATCTGATGATGATATCAGAAGACTCCTTGGAGGTAACATTAAGATCACACCCTATCCAGATTTAGCTAATGTTCAACACATCAACGAACTGTTTGATGGCAAGGGTAGGGCTATCATCTTTTTCCCACAACAATCCCAGCAATCCGGGCACTGGACTGCAATGATAAAAAATGGAAGAGAGATTGAGTTTTTTGATCCATACGGAGAGCCCCCAGATGCGCAGAAGGATGGGTTATCTCAGTCAAAACAAGAGGAACTACGAATGAATAGACCGCTATTATCAGACCTCCTCGAAAATAGTGGTCATAGGATCATCTTTAACAAAGTGCAACTCCAAGAGAAGGCGGATGATGTAAATACATGTGGTCGCCACTGTGTCAGTAGATTACTGTATAGTAAATATCCTATTCAACGGTATCGGAGCATGATTGCAAAGACTGGCAAGACTCCCGACGAGTTTGTTGTAGAAACTACTTACAGTGATTTAGGACGGTGATTTTTTTTAACTTAATCTAATATAGAATGTCGTATTCATTTAAAAGCATTGTAGACGGAGGTGCTGATACTGATTTGATTTACTACAATGCGCAGCTCATTGCTGCACAAACTGCTGATTTACAGTCGGTCTCCGTCGCCAGTCCTATCCGTTTTAATGAGACCCGTGATTCTGCTATCGTTAAAGATGCTTCTCAGTATTACTTTTCGATAGTTCGTTTCTCCATGAATGGACCGGGAAAGAATCTGCCCCTTTTCATCCCTCTGATCCAAACAAATGGGTATTCCAGTCCTATACAATCTGACCCAAATCTTACTATCTATTACGTGTCTTTAGCATATCAGCGGGAATGGAACTATACGGATGTCAATGGAGTTGCACAAACATACATGATGACGATAACCCCTTCATCAAATCCCATCCGATACATCCCAGAGACACAGAACACGGCTATAGCTCCGGTCCCTTCTGTTCCAGCTGGTGGCATCACGAAACAAGACATCTCCAGTCGGTATTACTGGGTCTATAGCTACAAGCACTGGACTGAGTTAGTAAATAATGCATTGAAGTCTGCAATGAAGGACATTTGGACATCGTTCAATCTGACTTGGGCGGCTATTCCGGGTAAAGATCCCGCCCAAACTACCCCTTATCCCACATACGATTCTTTTCTTTTAGCGCATGACGAGCCCTATGTAAGGTACGATGAGGTGACTGGTCTCTTTGAGATTTATGGTGACACCCGGGCGTTCAATGTGAGTGGGCAGATAAGAGAAGTTGGAACTTTTGGACCCTATGAAAACGGAACTCAAGCTGCAGTTCCGGCATTTGTTCCCGCAGCCTACGCACCCGCCGATCCTCCCTCTCCGGCATCCGATGTATACATCCGCCTCTTCTTCAATGACAATCTGTTTGGTCTGATGAATAACTTCAACAACACCTATCTGGGTGCGAACTACAGCAGTTCTATTATGTTTCCTCTGACTCCTACCCCCGTACGTCTCTTTGATCCCGTCGGCTCAAGCATCGTGCCGATTGTGTATACGACCGAGATTCTCTTTACCAACCAGCAATACCAGAATATTCTGAACAACAACCCGACTCTTCAGAATAACCCAGCAGCGCCCCCACCGAGCTATAACCCCTGCTTCCTCATCCCAACCCAAAAACAGAATCTTTACTGGAAAGCCATTCAAGATTATCCGTCAACTGGTTCTCTCTGGTCCCCGGTAGCAGCAATCGTTTTCACAAGTGTCCTCTTACCCCTCAAGAAGGAATATTCAGCGGTGCCTATTTCTCTGGGCACTACAAACACGCAAGGAACAACCAACAGTCCCTCTTCCTTTGATCCAATCATCTCTGACTTTGTCTTGGATGAGAATAATGCAAAAGCCCAAGGCTGGAGGGATTTTGTGCTGTACGAGCCTTCGGCAGAGTATAGGCTGGTTTCTATGAATGCATCCCACGAAGAGATTCGTAACATTGATATTCAAGTCTTTTGGAGATATCGCCTAACCGGCGAACTGGTTCCACTCTCCATGTTTAACTGCTCCGATGTTTCGATTAAAATGATGTTCCGCAAAATAGACTATCGTTCCTAAAAAATATATAGTTATAGTATATAATGAGTTCGGACATTGAGAAGCTTTCCGTGTTTGACGATCGCATTGTGCAGACCCGTCCTAAGTATGCAGTTGAGAAGGGTGCTCTGTCTCTGACGAACTCCCCTTTCTCTGCCATCTCCCAGACTCAGTCTCAGCACACCTATAACATTTATGTTCCCAGCGAGAACGTGTATGTCGCCCGTGATCTGGATTGGTCTTCCACGGTGTTTCTCCGTGTGGATGTGATGTTGGGTGATTCCGCTGGTGGTCAGTTCCCCGCTGGTCAGCCTCTGCTTCAGTTTGGTGTGGATGGCTCTCTTGCTGCCTTCCCTCTGAACTCCCTTTGCGCAACCATGACGGCAACCGTGAACGACACCACTGTGACGATTAACTCTCAAGATGTTCTGACTGAGGTTCTCCGTCTGACGGACTACCGTGCTAACCGTGCTCAGAGGACATGCCCTACGATGTTGGACAAATACCAGCAGAACGAACAAGCTCTGAATGCCCAGAACGATCCCATCAGTGGCTACACCAACTCTGGTCATGAAGCCTCTGAGCCCACCAACGGCGCTTGGGCTAACATTGTGTATACTACTCCTACTGGCGCTGTGATCCCCCAAACTCCCGGCGTTGTGGCGAACGCCTATAGCTTTAACGGCATCACTGTGGCAACCATTGATGGTGTGCCCGTGAGCACGGTGCAGACTGGAGCTCCCTCCGGTAACGGCAACGTGAACGGTCTCTACAGTGTGTTTCTGAAGTGGCGTTGCACGGAGAAGCTGGTGCTCAGCCCCTTCATCTTTGCTAATGAGCACTCTGAGGACACTGGTCTGTTTGGCATTAACAACATTCAGCTGGTGATGAACATGCGTGATCCTAACCGTGCCCTCCGTCTTCGTAACAGCTACGTGGGCACCGCAACAAAGGAATATTACTCTGGTCCGTTTGATTATGCTGGTGGTGCGCCTACTTATGCAGCTCTTCAGCCTCCAGTTTCTTACAACACGAATGTTGGCACTGGTGTGTTCTCTGACTCTCTGGTGAATGTGCAGTTCCTAACTCCTTCTCTGGACATCCCTCTGCCCCCAAAGAGCGTGGTGCCCTACATGGAGTTTCCCCGTTTCATCACCCAGCCCCAGAATGTGCGCATGGCTCCCGGTTCTACTCAGCAGCTGCAGTCCCAGACCATCACTCTCCCCCAGATTCCCGATCTGCTCGTCATCTATGTCAAGGCTCTGGGACTGCAGCTGCTGAG